TTTTTACATTATTAAAAACGGCACATCAGGTGCATACACAGTACAATTAAAAGCAGCATCGGGTTCAGGAGCAACTGTTACTTTTTCAGCTACTGATAAAGGATACAAACTTATTTATCTTGATGGTGTGGCAACTAACACTGGACTTTTTGAAGCGCCTTTAGGAGAAGCAAACGAAGTAACTCTTACTGGAACAGAAACTTTAACAAACAAAACTTTAACAGATCCTAAATTAAGTCCTACTGCAACAACTGCTGGTAAAATAGAATTTTTAGAAGGTACAAACAACGGCACAAACAAAACAACATTAATTGGTCCTGCTGCAACAGCAGATGTAACCGTAACATTACCAGCTGCAACAGATACTTTAGTTGGAAGAGCTACGACAGATACTTTAACAAACAAAACTTTAACTGCACCTAAAATTGGTACTTCTATTTTAGATACTGGTGGAAACGAACTAGCTTTATTGACAGCTACTAATTCAGCAGTAAACGAAATTACACTAGCTAACGCAGCAACAAACAACGGTCCTAGAATATCAACAACAGGTGGAGATTCTAATGTTGATTTAGATTTATTAGCAAAAGGCACTGGTCATGTAACTGTAAGAGGTAATACTAATCCAGGTTCAATTCAACTTAACTGTGAATCTAACTCTCATGGTATTAAACTTACGTCACCCGCACACTCAGCTAATCAGTCATATGAACTTAAATTTCCAACTGGGAATGTTACAGCAGAAAGATTTTTAAAAGTAGCTTCTGTATCAGGTTCAGGTACTACAGGTATCGGTCAATTATCTTTTGCTGAAGTATCCGGTGGAACTGCATGGCAAGCAGTTAAGACTTCTGGTTTTACAGCAGTAGCTGGAGAAGGGTACTTTATTAACACTGCAGGTGGTGCAATAGAAATGGATTTACCAGCAGGAACTTTAGGAGATGAAATTTCTTTTATTGATTATGGAGGAACATTCGATTCTAACGCTCTTACAATAGATCCAAATGGATCTGAAAAAATTGCAGGTTCAACAGCTAGTTTAACAGTTTCAATAGAAAGGGCAGCTAACACTTTAGTTTATGTAGATGGAACTCAAGGTTGGTTGTTAAAAAATAAATAATTATGGCTTCATATAAAGAAAGTAATGGAACAGCAGTTCGGTCATTGTCTTCTCGTACAAGTACAGTTTTAGGTCAAGTTTGGTATGACAGTTCTTCTGGTACTTTTAAAGTAGAAGTAGATGTTTCAGGAACAAAAACATCAAAAACGATAACAACAACTTAATTAACAAAGGAGTAAACTATGGCAAAAACAAAAGAATATTGTGTAGTAGAAAACTGGGGGAAAGGATTTATTGAATACGAAGAATCTTCTAGAATTAAATTTTGCGGTTTACCCGGTAATGTTTGGCAAGTACCTGCACATAATAAAGATGCCAATCTTTGGATTCATAAAGTTTTGGGAGTTTCTAAAACAAGAAATGAAGCGCAAGCAATTGTTAACGTTGAAGTCACTGCAGCACAAAATTCATGGGATGCTTTATCTGATGAAGAAAAAACACCTGTTGATAAAGCAAGACCTGTTGATATAATATTAGAGGAATAATTTGAAATGACTACATACAAAGGTACTCATGGCACAAAAGTTCAAAATTTTTCTTCGGATCCTGGTAACCCGTTAGTCGGACAGGTATGGTATAATACTACTTCCGATACTTTAAAAATTAATTTAGGACCCCCAGGACCAGCTACTTGGGTTACACAAAATAGTTTAAACACTGCAAGAATGGGATTAGCAGGAGCAGGAACCGTAAGCGCTTCTTTAGCTATAGGTGGTCTTACTGAACCACCTCAAGTATTTAGAGCAGAAACAGAATCTTATAATGGAACTAGCTGGACTGAAGTTGGAGATTTAAACAAAGCAAGAGCTAAATTGGCTTCATCTTCATATTCACCAGTGACATCTTCTATAGTTTTTGCTGGAGATACAAATAGCCCCTCTCCAGCTAGATTAAATAATTCAGAAACATGGAACGGCTCAGCTTGGACAAATGCTCCAACAATAAATACTGCAAGAGCAGAAGTAGGGGGTGCTGGAAATTCTGCTACTAATGCTTTACTTTTTGGTGGAGAATCTCCTGGAGGTTTTGTAGGTAATACAGAAATATGGAATGGAAGTAGTTGGGCTGAAACAACTGATATACCTCAAGGGCAAGCTTTTGGTACAGGAGCGGGAGCAAGTTCTACTGCAGCTTTATCTTTTGCAGCTTACCCAACAGGATATACTTATTCATGGAATGGGTCTAACTGGACTGAAGTAAATGCAATGACTGTTACAAGATATTCTAGCGGAGGATCTGGAACCAATACTTCTGCTGTTGTTATAGGGGGTTATCCTGGAGACTACCTTGGTAAAACAGAAACCTGGAATGGAACAAACTGGACTGCTGCCAATGATTTAAATACTCCTAGATATAAAACGGGTGCTGGAGGTGTAAGTAATACCTCTTCTCTAGCATTTGGTGGATTTGAACCAGGAATATCAGCTGCTACTGAAGAGTTTAAACAAGTAGGCGGAGTAGTTACAATAACAACAAGTTAAAATATTATGACAACATATCAAGAAATAAACGGAACAAATATTGAATTAGTATCTTCAGACCCATCAAACAGACTTGAGGGACAAATTTGGTATAATACAACAACTAATAAATTAAAAGCATTTGGTTTTACATCGGCTGTCTGGGCTTCAGGTGGTAATATGGATACTGGAAGAAACGGTATGGGAGGAGCTGGCACACAAACATCAGCTTTAGCTTTTGGTGGAGATACAAGCCCAGGCGGTGGTAAAGTAACGTTAACAGAAAAATATAATGGAAGTAGTTGGACTGAAGTAAATGATATGAATACTGCAAGATATCAATTAGCAGGATGTGGAGCCACTAACACAGCCTCACTTGCTTTTGGTGGAGGTCCACCCGGTGATCTTGCAAACTCAGAAACTTGGAACGGTTCAAACTGGACAAATACTCCAAGTCTAAATACTGGAAGACCACTTTTAGGAGGAGCTGGAACTAATACATCAGCTTTAGCTTTTGGTGGAAAATATCCTCCTACAAATGCAACAGAATCTTGGAATGGTTCTAATTGGACTAATGTAAATGGCTTAAATAGTGCAAGAATGAAATTAGCAGGATCAGGAGCATCAAATACATCAGCCTTAGCTTTTGGTGGACAACCATATCCAAATAGCACTGCAGCAACAGAATTATGGAATGGGTCTAATTGGACTGAAGTTGGAGATCTGAATAGTGCAAGAAATAGATTAGCAGGATGTGGAAGTCAAACAGCAGCTTTAGCTTTTGGTGGTGCTACAGGACCACTCTCAGCATTAACAGAATCTTGGAATGGGACTAACTGGTCTGTACAAACTCCTTTAAACCTCGGCCGTTCATCCATGGGGGGAGCTGGAACTAATACATCAGGTTTAGGTTTTGGAGGTTATGACCCTGCAACTGCAGCAACTGAAGAATTTACAGCCGGCGGTTCACCTACAACAGTTACTTTTGCAGTTTCTTAAAACTTGCAATATTTTTTAAATACTTTATATATTCTTTAAACATAAAGGATAAAGAATGAAAAAAGACGTTAAAGATTTAATACAAAAAGAAGAAACTCATTTAAATAATTTACTAGAACAACAAGACCTTACTGATTTTAAAGGTATGGTAGACGAGCTTAGAGATACTTGGAATAAGAAACAAGTATTTAGAACTGAAACTGAAGCCAGGTTTTCCGTGTTACAAGATAATAGATACCCAACTTTAGCTTCAAAATACTGGCAGTGTGTTAGAGAGCAATCAAGTTATTTAGATAACTTAATGACATTATCTTTTGATTATAGAAGAAATGGAGCAAAGATTAAATGGTTAGAGAGTAAGGTAGAATCTGAAAAAGATGAATACAAATTAACTAAATATGAAATTGATTTAGACGAAGCAAAATTTGGTAAAGCGTCTATGGAGAAAGTTGCTAAACATAGAATGAGAGAAATTAAAATGTGGTCTAAATTAAAAGGTGAATTTAATGATGGATCATTTAACGATAAAGATGTTAATGCACATCAGTTAGAATCTTATGGACTACAGTATTTTGAGAGATCAAAAACTTTAAATGAAAGTTCTGATGACAATGAAGTGTTTAATGTAATGGGTCAACTACAATCTCTACAAAGAATTAAAAAATCAGGTGAACTAGAAAACAATACAGAAAAGAAAGAACAGTTAACTCAAGATGGAAAACAAAAACCGTAAGTTATTTTTTTTAGTAGCATTACCTAGATCCGGCAATACTTTATTCGCAAGTATTATAAATCAAAATAAAGAGATAGCAGCTACCGCTAACTCTATAACATTAGAGATAATGAAAGACCTACATCTATTAAAAAAAACAGATGTGTTTAAAAACTATCCCGATCACCGGTCATTAGATAATGTACTGGATAATGTGTTTACTAACTACTATCAATATTGGCCGCAACGAATAATCATTGATCGTGGACCCGTAATGTTAACAGGTAATTTGGAATTAATGCAAAAACATTTTAAATATGATTTTAAATGTATTATATTACTTAGAGATCTAATAGATGTACTTGCTAGTTATATGCAATGGTACACAGAAAATCCAGATGCCTTTCCTAATAAATATGGTCATAATACAGATGAAAAAAAATTAATGATGTTGATGAAGAAAGACGGCGCTGTCGCTAGACAATTAGAAGCTATTAAAAATTCATACAATTATCCAGGTATGTGTCATTATGTAAAATACGATGATATGGTCACAAATCCCGAACAAGAGTTTAAAAAAATATATGAGTTTATAGATGAGCCTTATTTTAATCATAGGTTTAATAACCTGGATCAAGTCAATGTTAATGGTTTAAGTTATGATGACAAAATAGTTGGTAATAACATGCATAAACTATTTGATGGACCCGTTAGAAAAGTATACAACCCTTACATAGAAAGGATTCCAGAAAATATAAAAAAATTATATGGACACGTTAAATTTTAAACCAGTATTTTTAGGGCAATGTATTATAAAATACCAAGTGCCTTTAGATATTTTTAAAAGTATTAATGATATCTATGAAAAAAATTATAGTAGTCTTGCACCTGCTAACGGACAATTAGTTGGTAAAATAGAAAAAGAACATTCTTTATTTTATCATGGTAAAGATCAGACAAAAATGAAAAACCATAACTTTCTACCTAAAAATGTAACAGATTATTTTATGCAAGTGTTTAATCATTATTTAAAATTTAATGCTATACGAGATTATGATACTCATTTAAATTCTATATGGGTTAATGAAATGAAACAACATGAATATAATCCAGCCCACGTCCATAGGGGAATGTTATATACGGGTTTATCAAGTGTAATGATTTTAAAATTACCTTCAACTTATGGTAAAGAATATTCAGCAGAACATATTCAACAGAATGGTAGACTACAAATATTGGGAGCAGCTAATGGTCAGTTTGCTAAGATAGATTACCAACCTCCAATGGACCTTAGAGATTTTTATGTGTTTCCATATGATATGAGACATTGCGTATATCCTTTTAATGGAACAGATGAGACAAGACGAACACTAGCTGCAAATTGTGATGTACTTTTTGATCCAATTAAAAATAGAGGGGCTAATTAATGGACAAGAAATTTTTAATTAGAGATGATCACATTGGTGTATTTAAAGATTTTATGCCAAACAAATTAATAGAAGATTATTTAAATTATTTTCATAAGTGTGAACAACAAGGTGCAGTGTACCCCAGATCCGAAGATGAGATGCTGGTATCAGATAATGCAATAGATACTATAAGAGATACTAATGTTGCGATGACCTATAATAATAAACCTTTTATAGATTTATTTTTTAAAGAAGTATATCCTCTGTATGTTCAAAAATATTCTTATTTAAAAAAACTATCAACACACAACATACTAGAAGTTAAAATACAAAAAACTAAAGTTGGTGAAGGTTATCACCATTGGCATTGTGAGAATGCAGAAATGAAAGCTAGAAATAGAATATTAGCTTTTATGATTTATTTAAATGACGTGACAGAAGGTGGGGAAACAGAATTTTTATATCAAAAGTGTCGTTTTAAACCTGAAAAAAATACATTGTTAGTTTGGCCGTCACAGTTTACACATATTCATAGAGGCAATCCACCCTTGTCTAATGATAAATATATAATAACGGGTTGGATAGAATACGGATATTAATATGATGACAGAACCAAGATGGAAATCTTATATAGTTGAGACGACAACACCTGTATTTACACCTGATGAATGTAATAAAATTATTCAAGCTGGACGTGCAGAGCCTAGAAATGACGCACAAGTTGGAAATGAAAAAGGCACTAAAGGTGGAATGATAGATACTAAAACTAGAACTTCACACATTAGTTGGATACCGTTTAATGCATTGCTCCCTATGTATGAAACAATTGAAAAACAAATGAAAACTACAAATGGTAATCATTTTGGTTTTGATGGAATGAAAATAAATGAAATGGCACAATACACAGAATATCTTGAAGGTGGGTTTTATGATTGGCATACTGATAATGATGTAAACATGCAGTACGAACCACCTGTTAGAAAAATATCTATGACACTATTGCTTTCTCCTGAATCAGAGTTTGAAGGTGGAGATTTAGAATTAATGAAAGAAGGTAAAATTGCAAAACTTAAACAAGGTCATGCAGTATTCTTTGCATCGTTTATAAGCCATAGAGTAACACCTGTAATACGTGGTAGAAGACAATCATTAGTTATGTGGTTTGGAGGAACACCTTTTAGATAATGTTTAGAGAATTATTATTTCCAACACCAATTTATATTGCAGACATAGAGCACCCAACTCTTAATCAAGAACTTGAGAGAGATATTATAGCTTGGTCCAATAGAGACAAAGGAATGTCAAGAACTAATATTAAAGGTTGGCATTCATCTACTGATATGGCTGAGTTACCTGAGTATCAAAAATTAGTTAGAATGTTGTACGCTTCACAAAAAACTATTTACGATCAAGAACATTTAAAATCAGAACCTGTACTAGGTAATATGTGGGCTAATATTAATCCACCAGGTGGAATGAATAGAGCACACCAACATCCTAATTCTTTATGGTCAGGTGTTTATTATATTAAAGCTCCTAAAAATTCTGGTAATTTAAAAATAGATGACCCAAGATCTGTAGCTTCAATGTGTAGGCCCCAACAGAAAGAAGGTAAACTACCAGATAGATTATTAAGAGAAACATACTATGAACCAAAAGCAGGTAGACTGATCATGTTTCCTGCATGGTTGATGCATTGTGTTGATCCTAATGAATCTAATGATATAAGGATATCTGTGTCATTTAATTTTTTACAGAAAGGAATGTTTTTATAATGTTTAATAAATATCAAGTAATTAAGAAAGCTGTATCATATGATTTAGCTAATTTTATATTTAACTACTTTTTACTTAAAAGAGATGCAGTTAAATTTATGTATGAAAATAACATACATGCACAATCTCCAATACTTGGTACTTGGAATGCTCCACAAATACCAAACACCTATGCTTGTTATGGTGATTTTGTAATGGAAACCATGTTAATGAAAGTACTACCTATAATGCAAAAAGAAACCGGATTAAAATTAGTTCCAACTTATTCTTATGCTAGGGTATATAAAAAAGGTGATGAATTAAAGAAACATAAAGACAGACCAAGTTGTGAGATATCTACTACTTTATACTTGGGTGGTGAGCCATGGGCAATCTATTTAGAGGGTACAAAAGTCTTGCTTGAAGTAGGAGATATGCTAGTATATAGTGGC